CCGACCAGTCACCCCTTGCCTTGATCGTGGTGCCGCTTGCCGTCTCACCCAGCAACACCCCGCCAGGGCGCGTGCCTGGCGCGTAGCTGTAGGCCGACCAGATTTGCGTTAATGCCTTAGCTGCATAGGGCAGTGTCCATGTGGTCATTCGCGTTGCCGGATCAAAGGTGCCACGCGCCATTCGCATCGCTGGTTGCGTTGCGGTGGTTGTGCTCACTCGTCGATCCAACAGCAACGGATACGGCCCTCCAACTACTTCAACCATGCGATCCATGACTGGAACCACTTCCAGGAACACCTCGTCGCCGTACCGCATCAGGCAGTACAGCGACTCCCGCAGGCAGACAACCTGCAGCACTTCATCCGCACCACCGAACTGCCAGTGGCTCCAGCTGGACTGCGCACGTTCAGCACCCTGGCCAGTGTTCCGGTAGAAGAACTTGTAGACGTAGATCCGATCCTTGTATCCCTCCTTGCCGCTGATGGCAAACAGGGCATTGCTGGTGTCGTTCACAGTCAGCTTGAACACCTCGCCAGGGATGTAGGCCGAGACGTACCCAGTGATGTCTTGCGCGTCAGCAGTCAGCGCCGTACCTGAGCCACGGATGCTGAACTCGCGCATCTGCGTCCACTGGCCATTGCTTTGACAGAAGACGATGCCCCCACCCGCCTGCTGCGGCCTGACGTTCACATCAACGTCGAACTGAGTGAGCACGGTGATCTGTGCGGTCTTCGGTGTCAGCACCGTCTCCGCTGCATTGAACCGGAACTGGTACTGAGCACTGAACAGGATCAACTCGTCCTGGTACGGCACCGCATAACGCAACACCGACACACGATTGTTGCTGGCCACAACGTCAATCGGATCTGTATCCAGCACCGTCGTGACGGTCTCAGGGAAGAACTCAAAAAACTCCCGCACCCGACTCAAGATGACGTTCTCATCTGCCAGGAACCCCAGCCGATTCTTGTAGATGAACACGTCATTGATCGGGTGGCCGATGAAGCTCGGGTCCGGCGCTGTGATGTAGTCACCCGTGGTTCGCTGCCCCCAGGCCGGAGCCTTCACCCCGCCAACCGTGCTGCCATTGGCTGGCCCGTACCAGAACGTGCCATCCGGCAAGCGGATCAGCAGGTGCGGCATGGTCGTCTCATCGACCTTGTACTCCACGCCAGGGCTGACCGTCTCGGCCCAGACGCCTTCCCCGAAGCTGCCGCTCTTCGGCTTGAACTCAACGTAGTAACCGTCGAAGTTGTTACCCGGATCGCCAACAATCTCCACCGCATACCCAGCCGGGGCAATGGTGGGCAGCTCAGTGAACGCCTGCACCTGGCCAAGAATGGCGGTGATGTCAGCGTTGGCCCTGGCATCACTGGCCGCCACCGTGATCGGATTGGCCGACTGCAGCCACAACACCGAACCCGAGCGGGTGATGGTCACACCCGCCAAAGCGGCAAATCCCGTTTTGATCTGCTCGGCAATCTCAGCGCTGCTGATCCGGTTCTCCGTCACAGTGGTGCCACTGCTCACCACCGGCGCCACAGCAGTGGTCACATCGACGTTGGTGCCGTTGATGTTGACCGTGTACTTCTGGCCGTAGTTGGCAGCCTTCACCCACACCAGCGCCTCGTGCACCGTTGGCCTTGGCGTCACAGGCGCCACTGCCGGGTTCATCGCCGTGGCCTTGGTCGTGTTGAGGATGAAGGTGTAGTCAGCGATCGTCACCGCACGGATCTGCTGCCTCGCATCCGTCACACCGGCCAAATACCCATACCCACCAGGAGCGGCCACCGTCTTCTCAACACCGGCCAGATCAAACACCTTGATCCCCGTCTTGGAGATCACCGCCAGGTACTCCTCCGTGTTGTCCCGCAGGATCGTGTGGATGAACGCATCGCCAAACGGCACGTCGCTCACCTTGGCCAGCGTGTGGCTGCTATCCCGCTTCCTCAGCCCCTCGGCAATGCTCGACATGCCATTGACCTGAATCTCCCCCTGGCTCGGGTCGCGCTGCGCATCAGGCTGCTGCGAGATCCCCTGAATCAGATTCGGGATCGTGTACGAGTACAGGTCAGCCATCAGAGCCTCAAGCCAGCGCCAAGACGACGTGTTGCCAGACCCATGCCGGGGACATAGGTGGGGAACGGACTCAGGCCATAGCCATCAGTCAGCAGGTTGTAGCCGTTGGTGTTGTGTTCCATCGACTCCAGTGCTGCCCTAGCCGTCTTCTCGTCATAGGCCGTGTACTTGAACAACGAGTCATTGGTCAGCACACGGTCCGAAAACACCCGCGCTGCCTTGATCGTCACCCATCGGTTGAACACCTCAGGCACCTCGTGCCACGGCAGCAGCCACACCACGTCGGCATAGACCTCAGTGATGGTGTCGTCGTACTTGGTGGTCCGCTCCCAGGTGTCATAGACCTTCTGGCCACGGAGCACGAAGCGCCTGGCCGTGGCATACGGGTCCGGGAAGAAGCTCACCACGTTGGCCGGAACCACGATCTCCTTGCTGGCTACGTCCTTCTCAAACGGGTACTGCTTCTCGCTGTTCCAGCTCCAGCCCTCGGTCTGACCCTCCTTGTGGATCTCAAGCAGCGTCCGCTCAGCAGTGCGGGCATCCCCGATCTGCTCGTTGTCCAACGTGTCTACTGGCTGCTCGCCAATGTTCTCCAAGAGGACGTTGACCGCCTCTAGCAGCGTGGTCCTGCCGGGTGTCCTCCCTTCGTTCGACAGGCCCATGAACTGCTACGACGGCGTAGCTCAAGGGTAAGATCAAGGAGAGAGCTGCGCTAACAGCCCTCCCCAGCACCATCACCCGTCGGAGGGGCCATGGCACAGATTGATCTAAGCACGCTGCCGCGCACCAGGAAGGAAGCGCAGGAGCTGGGCAGCAAGTTGTATTTCACGGGCAAGCCCTGCCCTAAAGGGCACCTTGCCGAGCGCCAAACATCCAGCACTGATTGCAAAGAGTGCAAGCGTGGCAGGGATAGAGCAAAAACGCTGAAAGGCTGGAAGCCAGCGGCCATCCAGTGCCTTCAGTGTGGTGCTCCCATGATCACAACCTTCAAGCCTGGTCGCTCGCCAGAGTTTTGCTCGCCAGAGTGCAGAGCTGCGGCAATGCGTGGGTATCGACAGGACTGGGAAAGGGGAAACCCAGAGAAGCGCAGGGCTCAAGTGTCAAGACGCCGAGCATGGCACAAGGACAACAAGACTCCGCTGTGGGTCGCAGCTATCCGGCGGCACAGTAAATACATTTCCAAGCGTCGGCTTGCAGAGCCCAGCTTTCGCATGTCGCTGGTTCTTCGAAACAGGCTGTGGTCTGCCATCCGAGGAGGCAGAGGGCGAAAGCACTCATCCGCGTCTGTCCTCGTTGGCTGCACCTGGAATCACCTCCGCACCCACCTGGAATCCCAGTTCGCCCCCGGCATGACTTGGGAGAACTACGGCCAGTGGCACATCGACCACATTCGCCCCTGCGCCAGTTTCGACCTGACGGACCCTGAACAGCAAAAGGAGTGCTTTCACTACACCAACCTTCAGCCGCTGTGGGCTTTGGAGAACATGAAAAAAGGGGCCAGGCTTGCGGCCTGACCCCCGAACATTCCAGAGTCAGCCTGACTCAGGCGGTGACGATGGCGCAGGCGGCTTCAGGGCGAAGTACGCCCATCCCGATTGCCATGCGACTGACCAACAGACTTGCCTGGTACTGGATATTAAAGTCTCCAGAAGTCACCTGAAGTGAAGGAGAAAGAAGCGTCAGCACTGCTGCTGCTTCTCTATTCCAGATGAGCCCATGACACTTAGAAAGGTCTTGAGCGTACTGGGGGTTGACATCACCAGCAACCAGAGCATATGCGGGTTGCTGCAAGTGGTTGGAAGCCATAATATTGATGCCGGCCACACGCATTGTGCGACCGTCAGCAATAGTGCCGTTGGAGCCATTGCCACCGTTGAAGTCGGTGTTCAGGGCGCGACTTGAGGCAGAGACATAGTAAAAGTCCTCAGGAGTCAGGCAGCAATACATGCCATCAATCGAGACATCCTTCTTCTCAAACTGTACTCTTGCATCAAAGATTGCGTCAACAATCGCGTCACCCTTGGCCTGCCTACTTGCCCCAGCCCCGGTATAACCAGTGCCCAGGGTGATCGTGCCACCGACGCGACCCTTGTTGAGGGGCTGCTTAGCCAGAGGCTCGGTGGTTGTGGTGGCAGCGGCGTAAATAATGCGGGCAATTCGCTTGTCGTATTCATACGCAAGCGCACGACCGAGTTCAGTCGTGTAGATTTGCCGCACATCATAGTACGCCATCAATTCATCAAGCTGGTTGATGGTTGCATCAGCAATCATCAAGTTGTCCAGCGTGATGACAACTTCATTCAGGTCGGAAGGCGCGTTGCCCTCGCCAAGAATTGGCTTGCCGGGCTGCAGGTAACGGGCCTGCATTTTCCCGGTCAAAGGAAACGCAACACTCTTGCCGCCACGGATGTTGCGTTCGCGGGTTTTGCCCTTGAAAACACAAGCCTCCATGTACGCCTGAAGAACCTCAGCGGCGCCGAGCTTCAGGAACAGGGCGCGGTCTGCATCAACGCCAGCGGCGCCAGGGCCCCAGGTTGCGCCTGCGCCTTTAATCTGGCCAAGCCGCGAAAGCGCGGCATCAGGAGGAGTAGCCATTGTTCTGGAAGTAATGGAAATGGGTTGTTAGACCGCTGTTCCTTCACTGCCTCGGGTTGTCCTCCTTGAAGGGCCCGCCGTTCAGGGTGTGTCTACAACGAGACTACCTAGAACACGTCGGATCTGGCTAGTAGTTGCTGCACCTTCTGGCGATAAGCCTCATCCACGTCGTAAATACGCTGGCCGCGATCATTCCGCTTATTCATCGCATCCAGCACCTGTTGCTGGCTTTCAAACCGGCTGACAGCAGGTGCATCGCCACCGCCAATCAGCTTGGGCTCCACCACCGCATCGGGCGCAGACCGCCTGGCTGCAATGGCTTTGATCGCCCATTCGATAGCCGCCTTGTTGCCGCTATCGACCACAGCGTTGTAGTTAGCCAGCTCCTTGGCATCCAAGTTGCCAGCGGCCCAGGTGCTCAATTCCTGGAACCCTTGGTCGCCACCCACCAAAGCCTTCAGTTCCGCCGCGTCTGAATCGGACAGTCCGGCGTCGGCTTGTTGCGAAGCACTGCCGGTCTGGGCTTTGCTGACGTAGTTCTCCACCACCTGGCGGGAAACGTTGAACGTTTCAGCAAGGGTGTCGTAGTGCTCGCTGATGTCCTGGCCGTTGTCAGCCTTGAACA